CGATGGCGAGTGCCGAAATCGACGACACCGCCTGCAACGTAGCAGCCAATGTCTGCGACGAGCAGGTGCAGATTCTGCCACTGTCTCCGGCTACCTACGAGAACCGCTACGAAGCGCACGGCAGCATCACGACCAGCGAGGCACCGGATGCCGCGATCGCTAAGCTGCTCTCTGCGATGGGCGGACTCCTTGCGTACTCATCCGGCAAGGTGGTGATGTATGCCGCAACGTATCAGATTCCGACGATCAGTCTGAACGAGAAGCACTTCGTAGGGCCCATGTCAGTGACTACTCGCACGAGCGCGCGAGATCGAGTCAACACGGTCAAGGGCGTTTACGTTTCGTCCGAGAACCAGTGGCAGCCGGCCGACTTCCCAGTCATCACGTCGACGACCTACGTCACCGAGGACAACGGCATCAAGTACACGCGCGACGTATCGCTGCCGTTTACGATCTCGCCGTCGTGCGCGCAGCGTCTCGCGGTTGTTGAACTACGGCGCGCGCGCCAAGAGATCATCCTGACTGCTCGTTTCCGACTAGAAGCAATGCAGCTACGCGCCGGAGAGACGGTGATGATCTCCAACACCAAGCTGGGCTGGACGAACAAGGTTTTTGAAGTGATGGAGTGGACCTTTGTGGCTGATGGTCAGCCGCCACAGCTGGCGGTCGACATGACGCTGCGCGAAATGGATTCGACTGTTTACAGCTACAGCGTCTCGGACGAGATCGCGGTGACGCAGGCACCGAACACGACGCTGCCGAATCCTTTCAGCATCACCGCGCCGACCAACCTCACGCTGGTTGCTGATGGCACGACTCAGCAGTACCAAGCAGATGGTACGGCGTTACCGCGCATTCAAGTTTCGTGGTCTGCACCGTCTGAGGAGTTCGTGCAGTCGGGCGGCTTCGTTGGCATTGAGTACAAGGAAAGCACCGCAACGACTTACTTGCAGTGGGCGCGCGTGCCTGGAGACCAGACGCTGGAGTTTATTTCGAGCGACGTTCGCATTGGCACGGCCTACAACGTCCGCCTTTACAGCGAGTCATACTTCAAGGTTTCGTCCAGCTACACGACAGGCAGCGTCACCGTTGCGCCAGACACGACCGCTCCCTCAGTGCCGACCAGTCTCACCGCCAACATAGGCACTGGCAAGGCCATCAGCCTAGACTGGGACGACGTAACCGCTCCCGACTTTTCCGAGTACGGCATCTACCGCAACACAACTGGCGTCACGCCGGCCAGTGCTACGTTCAGCAAGATTGCCGAGGCGCGCAGCTCGCGGTTCTTCGATGCCGAGGTCAGCGTTGGTACGACGTACTACTATTGGGTCAACGCTTATGATCGGCTGGAGAACGTGTCCGGATTCTCTAACCGCGCGCAGGCCACGCCGCAGGCTATTACGTCTTCGCCTGACCTAACGCCGCCTAACACGCCGAGCGCGCCGACCTTCATCAGCGAGCGCGTCTACGAGTCCAGCGACGGCACGACGAGCGCAGCCATCTCGATCACGGTTCCCGGCCTTCCGACTGGCGGCATCGCGCTGGACATCTTGAGCCGCATCAGCGGAACCAGTGGCTACAAGACCGAGGGCCAAGTTGATTCTGCCACGGCCACGGCGTTTGAAGTCGACGACTTGGTGCCGGGAATCAGTTACGAGTTCGCGTGTCGTGCAGTGAACACCGCCGGCATCTTCTCCACAGTTTCGACCGCGTTAACTCGGACAGCACCGAGCGACACAATCGCGCCTAATGCACCAACCGGACTCAATGCCGCGGTGGGTACGGGCCGAGCGGTCTCCCTCTCGTGGACGGCAGTTACGGCCAACGACATTTTTGAGTACGGCGTGTACCGCAACACGACGGGCGTGACGCCGGCAACTACTGCCACAAACAAGATTGCCGAGGTCGGCGCTGACCGCTTCGTCGACACGACGGTAAACTTCGGTACGACGTATTACTACTGGGTCAACGCGATTGACGCGACCGAGAACTACTCGGCCTTCTCGTCCTCGGTCAACGCTACGCCGGTTGTCGTCACGTCTGGCTCGATTGACTCCACGGCACCTTCAGATCCGACCGCGCTCACAAAGATCAGCGACAGCATCTATCTAGCCAGCGATGGTGGCGCTCGCGTTCTCGTCACAGTGACCGTTGCCGCGCTGCCGTCCGGCGCTCGCATTCAGAACATCCTCTACCGGAAGCAAGGCGCTGCGACTGGTTACGAAATCGCCGGCCAGTTCGGAAACTCTGGCGCTATCTCTGCGGTCCTCGATGACCTGACCCCTGGCGTCACCTACGACATCGCATCGCAGGCTTGGTCGTTTACTAACATTCCAAGCAACGTCGTGACGGCTGCGTTCTCGCCGTACCTCGCGACCGCTTCAACGTCTGCACCTGCGACTCCTACGGGCGGCAATCTAAGCGGCGATGGAGTTGCGCCTAAGTACTTTCCCGGCACCGAGGTGTTTTTGTTCGGCACTCGCGTTGGCTGGTCACCTAACACCGAGAAAGATCTGGCTTACTACGAGGTCAAGGCAACGACCACCGATTCGGACAGCGCAACCAATTATTCGTGGACGCCATACGATGGGGCAAATAGCATAGTCCAGACTCGCAACACTACCTGCTTCCTATACAACGCGACACTTGGCGCTGGGTATGTTAGAGTTCGTGCGGTAAACCGTGCTGGCGTCGCATCTGGCTGGGCGTCTCTGGGAAATGCCAACTCAATTGGCAACTCATCAATCGGCACCGGTGACCTCGCCGGCCAGAATGCAAACGATGTCGACGTAACGGGTGGCACCGTCGCCAGCGTAACCATGAACGCCGTCTCGATTACGGCGACCAAGGTCAAGGTGCCGATCACGGTATCAGGCACGCAGTATCGCGGCCTAGAGGCTAACGAAACAACGGCTGTGGACGTGTACGCGGTAAACCTCCGCGTGTACGATAACACCAGCACTCAGAAGTTCCGCGTCGATAACGCGACAGGCGAACTTTACGTCCAGTCTAGTAAGGTAGTATCCACCCGGTACGCGACAACCCCAACGACGCTCAACGAAGTCATCTCCGCACTACAGCATCACGGCCTCGTTCCGTAACCTATGGCACTCAAACTTTCCATCACCCTTCCGAACGGCGCGACTGGCGACTACCTCCGACTGACCAGCGTCGAATGGGACCGTAACCTTGGCAGCGCATTGGGTTACCTCGCACTCTATCTCAACGCTGCGCAGGCTGCCTCTGCTCCGGCCTATCCGCTCGGCCTCGTCGCACAGCTGAACGTGCGCGACGATGTCTTCGCGCAGTACCTCAGCAACTCAGCGCTCAACGGTGCCAATGACCGATTGCTTGCTCAGATGTACGCCATCGCCAAGAACGAGCCGCGATGCGTCAAGGTTCTGAACGGCATCACGCTGCCTGACCTAGCGCAGGCTGAGGATGTCTAGAGGACGTCGCTTCGTGGTGGCAGCAGACAACCACGGCGACCAGTTCGACGAGGTGACGCAGCGTGCTCTGCTGGCGTTCATCAAAGACTTCCGGCCAGAGATCCGCATTCACGCCGGCGACTGCTGGGACTTTCGCAATCTCCGCAAGGGAGCATCTGACGAGGAGAAGATGCACAGCCTGGAGGATGACTGGACGGCCGGCGTCGAGTGGATCCGCGCCTACTTCGACGGTGGTGCAGAGAACCACTTCTTGAGAGGCAACCACGACGAAAGACTCTACCGCTTGGCCGATAGTGCCAGCGGCCTTGCAGCAGACTACGCACGCGAGGGCGTGAAGCGCATCGCTCGCGTCATTCACGCAGCCAAGGGCAGGATGCTGCCTTACGATTCACGACTGGGCGTGCTGCGGCTAGGTCACCTCCGCGTCGTCCATGGCTACTTCGCCGGCCTCGGTGCTGCTCGCCGTCATGCCATCGCGTATGGCAACTGTCTGTTCGGCCACGTCCACGCGACCGACTCAGCACCAGTTGAAAGCATCGAAGGACCGGCCGAGGCGCGCGGCATTGGCTGCTGCTGCAAGATCGACATGAGCTACAACGCGCACATGGTTTCTAAGCTACGCCACGACAACGCCTGGTGCTACGGTGTACTTTTCGACGACGGCACCTATCAACTGTTCCAAGCAAAAAAGATCGGAGGGTCATTCTATGCCGCGGAAAGCATCCGGAAATACTGACGCTTGGGCAAAGCTACTCGCCGAGGCTGTGCTGCGCGCCGAGCGTCTGCCAACCGGCGACGGCTGGCTGACTGTTGCGGAGATCTCCACGCGCCACAAGGTCAGCATGGACCGGATCTACTCGGTCGTCCGCGAAGGTTTGCGTGCAGGCAAGCTGGAGAAATTTGATGGCAACGTGCGCGATGGATCACGACTACGGAAGCGCGTCTGGTACCGGCCGACCTGATTCAGAATCACCTACCGATAAAAGGGGAAACATGGACCGACCGCCACAGTTTGCTTTGGGTGAACTGGTGCGGTCACGCATTGACCCGTCGTGCGGTTACGTCGTCGTCGCTCACGTTTACCGAGCGGCAACCATCGACTACCTTGTGGCTGATCCCTCCGGCTGCGAGGAGGTCCGCAGCGACCTTGAGCTAGAGTCTGGCGAGCGACAGAAGGATCCGTGCGCGATTGATTAATTGCGTAAGTGGTTGATCTCTGGCTTGCTGCAATATTCGGATAAAATCCGAAAGAATCTGCTTGCGGCGCTAGCGTGAGTCTGTCTTTCTTTTGCTCATGAACCTCCCCTCCACATCCTCTTCCTCCTTCAATGTTGGTCAGGTGCTTAGAAACTTTGGTGCGATAGTTAAGGTCGTGGCAATTGATTCCGAGCTAGGATTGCTGGTCGAGATCATCGACTTTAATGGTCAAGGTGGCGTGGGCCAGAAATACTACGCCAACCCCAGCAAGTGCATCGCTGCCTAAGACCATGCGCTCACTACTCATCATCGCGCTGCTGACCAGCGCAGTCCACGCAGCACCGCCCGAGTCGTTCTGGCGCGCGCTGCACGTCGTCGAGAGTGGTGGCAGACGCACTGGCGTCATCCTCGGCGATCAAAACCGAAGCCGCGGACCGCTGCAGATTATGCGCGGCTATCACGCTGACTCGCGCGTTGCTGGTGCTTATGAGCAGGTCGACGATCTGGCCTACAGCCGCAAGGTCGTGACTGCCTACCTCAAGCGCTACGCGCCGAAAGCGTGGGCGGCTGGAGATGTAAATACGTTGGCGCGCGTGCATAACGGTGGTCCTCGCGGCCATCTCAAGCCACAGACCAAAGCCTACGCCGAGCGTGTCCGGAGGGCGATGCGATGAGAGGCGGCACTCGTACTGGCGCAGGTCGCAAGCCGTCGTTGGCTGGAGCTAAGGTCATGATTCCCTGGCGCATCGACCCTCGGCTAATCGAAAGGATTCGCTGGGCGGCCGCAGTACGCGGCATCCAGCCGGCAACCTTCCTCGAGCAAATTATCTCTCGCAATGCTCCCTCAGTCTAAAATTTCCCTCGTGATTACTACGAAGCAACTCAAGCAGCTGCAAGCCATGGCGGCCGAGCGGCAACTAAGCGTTTCCGATGTGGTCCGCGAGGCCATTAGGAACGCACTGGAGAAACGGTGAATGCTGCACTCATTTGTTCTGTCATCATCGGCGCCGTCAGTCTGGCCGCTTCTGTTCACGTCCTCCTGCGCGCACGCCGTATCTACCGTGTCTACCGCTGGCGCAAACTCTCACAAGTTATTGACCCAATAAATCTCGATGCCCTCCGCCCAAGAAGCCGCGTCTTGCCTTCGTTTCATGGAGCGCGCCGCAGAAGCCTGGAAGAAGAAGCAAGCGCTCGCCGAGAAGGAAAAGTCCGAGATGCGCAAGCTCATCAAGCGCAACGTGCCGAACGTAGTTGGAGACTACACAAGGCCGGCCACGTCTCACCGACCAAAGATCGGACTGACTCCGGAGCAGGAGGCGCTCTTTGACCAAGCCGATGCCGAAGGATGGACGACGCGCGAACTAGCCAAACGAGTAGGCATCCACTACGCAACAACATGGACGCATCGCACCAATCGTCAGGAGCGCCAGCGCATTTTGAAACGCTCACTCCCGAAGCCTGCGACCGACTCCTCCACGCCGCCCGTCAGCGTGCTCTTTACCGAATAGACCGTATCAGACTTTCCGTCATGGAACACAACACACCCACGCCCGACCAAGTTAGCGTTCTACTGGCTCCGGCGCTTAGTCGATTGAAGAACGCCATTCCCGGTGCGAACTACCACTCGCTTACCGTTACGATCAACAACGAAGGCAAGGTCTGGTTTGCTAGTGGCATCCGCGTCGGCGAGGAGCACTTGGCTTCCTACGTCTTTGAAGACGTGAACGAGGCGATTCGCTACCTAACCAGCAAGTGCGCTGGAGAACTGCGCGAACGCGCGGCCAAGCTGCTTGTGCGTGCCGATGCACTGGAAGGCGGTGCGCTGTGATGATGCTGACAACGCCGAGCGCGTGGCGACCGCACACATCCTGCGCCGTCGCCGGCATGACTGATGACGCCTACCGTGCAGCACCTGGGCTGACGCAGTCTGACTTGAACCGCTTCGCCGAGTCACCTGCGCTCT